AGGTGGGGATGGCTTCAGGGAGCCGTACTGGATCGTGGAGCCGCCACCCCCTGACGCTGCCGTAATCGCCGCGTCAAAGTCGTCCAGGATCGTTTGGACGTCCGTGCCGGAGCTGTTGCCGTAGCCTGACGAGACGGCGGAGATCGCGGAGGCGTCGTGCGCGTCCGTCGTGTCGCCGGTGTGCGCGGACAGGTCCGCAGCCTCTAGCGGTCCATGCTCCGTCCCGCCGTCGTCCTTGTAGTACAGCTTCCCGTCACTCTTCGCGTAGGCGTACAGAAAGCCTGACGGCGGGGTCCCTGGAGCCGCCCCTTCCACGAATATGACCTTCGGGTATTCGTTGTCACTCGCGACGATCGTTGCCAACTAATCGACCTCCAGGTAAAGCGTAGCGTCCTGGTCCGCGACGAGATAGTCCCCACCCTGGTCACTTACCAGGGTGTCCTCCGCCCCTGGGCCGGTCCCGCCGTCCGTCGCGAGTTTCGGAAGGAAGAGCCAACGGCTCCGCGTATCGGTGCGAGCCTCGACCCACAGCTCCATGCCGAGCAAGCGCCCAGTTATGTCGACCTTCCCAGGGACGACGACCCCGACACGCTCCATGATCTCCAGCGACGCGAAATACTCGACCTCGTTCGCGTCCCAGCACCACACGATCCCCGGCGTCCACGTCACTCCCGGCCACGCACGGTCCGCGAGGATCGCTGCAGCCCACCCGGAAGGGTCAATGGTCCGGGTCTGTTCGCGGTCCGTATAGGGGAGTCTGCCGTACCGCGGCAGGGGGGTGGACACGAGCTCCACCACGGCGGAGCCTGTCGCGTTCAGAACGCGGACGACCGAGTAGATACCGTCTTCCGACGATGACGCTTCCAGGTCTTCCAGGTTCGTGTATGTGATCTCGCGCCCGCGGTCGATCGGGTTGCCGTAGGGTCTAGCCTGAAGCGTGCCGGCGGAGTCTTCGAACACGATCCATAGGACCTCTCTCGCCGCCTCGCGGATGACGTCCCACACCGGCACCGGGTCCGTGTCGGGACGTGTCGCAAGCGCGACGTCGGGGTACGAGTCATCCGACCCGGTTATCTGTATTCCCCCGATCGCGATGCCCGAACTCGTCACCGCGTCCATGATCCGCTCCCGCAGGGTATCGCCCAGGGTCGTCCCGTCCGGGACCTCCGCGCGATGGAGCTGCGCGATGGTGGAGCTTGCGGTGATGATGCCGCGGTAGTCCGGTGCCTTGTACTTGTACCGGATGCGGTCGATGATCGCGGTCCGGATGACGTGACCGGACACGCTGTTACTGATACGGATGGGCACCCCGGAGACAAGCTGCGGCCAGTACGGGGAGTCGCCGTTACCAGGGTCCAGGACCCGCTCCGGGTCATACGTCTCCACGTACCAGGACTGCGCGTCCTGGTCCGCTAGGATGCCGCGTTCCGGAAACGAACTCCCCCATATCACGTGCGCAGTCAGACCTTCCGGGGTGACGTCCTGCCAGCCGGCCCCGCTCCAGACCGCTTCATCCCACAGAGCGACGTCCCACCGTGGGGCAGACTCGTCGTGGACGTATATCTCCAGGATCGCGTGCCCCGGTTCCGGAGGCTCATACCCCGGATCGACCGGCGGCTCTTCCGGAAGGTCGCCGCCCTCGTACAAGCTGACGAGCTGCCCAGCCCACCAGTGCGTCAGAGCGCCGTTCGGGTCGCCGTTGACGTTGTAGCCGCCGGCGGTAGCCGCTTCGATATACGCGACCCATGACAGGGGGTGGAAGTTTGCGGACGGTCCGCCCTTCCTGTCGTGGAGCTCCACGGCTCCATCCGTGGGAGCGATCGCCTCCGTCGCGAAATCGGTCGGGGTCCGCCATATCAGGCCCAGGAGTCCCCACCCCGCGCCGGCCATAAGGACGTCCGTCGTGATCGGGTCCGATGTCTCGTTGCTGTGGGAGTCGCCCCATTCCCAGGAGTCGACCCCCGACAGCTCCGCCCAGTAGCACTGCGATCCAGGCTCTATCCCGCCAATCGTGTCGCTGTCGCCAGACTGGACCTCGCGAAGCGACAGGACGCCGGAGTCCAGGCCGGCCATCGCCACCCCGTCAGGGTGGACGGTAAAGCCGTTCGGGGTAAGGGAGATCGTCGTTTCCCGCAACGCCTGCCATATCACGATGACGTTGCCGGGGGTCGGGGTAGCGTCCAGCGTCAACGTCTGGAAGACGTCGACCTCCGTATACCCTTCCTGGACGACCGCGATGGCCATCGCTTAGGGGATGCGCCCGGTTGATCGTGCGGACTGCACGGCGCGGAGTACAGCCTGCTCCACGACCTCCGGACTCCCACCCTGGACATTCACCGTGATACCAGGGTGCGGAGCTCCCTGGGAACCGGAGATCGAGCCAGTCCGCACGGCTCCGCTGGAGCTCGCGATCAGGTTCGCCAGTCCGTGCTGGCCGGCGAATGCCAGGACGCGTTTCAGGACGTCCAGCAGTCCCAGCGCTCCGCCTGTCGCACCCTTCAGCGCGTCGTCCACTTCGTCAATCTTCCCGCCCAGGAGATCGAAGCCGTCGATACCCGCCAGCACCCACGTCAGCAAGTCCGTCAGGGGACCGTCCAGCGCATCGCCCACCCTGCCGGTGAACGTTTCGAACTTCGCTTGTAGGGTCCGCTGTTGCGTCTCCAGGTCCGCTTCCGCGCCCGTCACCGTATCCACGCGCGGAGCAAGCTTCTCCATGATCAGCTCCATCCGAGCCGTCGCAAGCTCCCCGTCCGTCAGCGTGTCCGCGAGCGGCTTGCCGGTATCGGCCATCGCGCGAGCCGCTACCTCCGCATCGGTCAGGTTTATGCCCAGGTTCTTTAGCGGCTTCTCAGACCCGCCGGCGGCTTTGGCAATGTCAGTGATGATCTCGGACGGGTCCCGGTCCGTGATCAGCGACAGTGCCAGCGCAGCTTCCGCAGCGGAGACGGCCATCGGTGCCAGCTTGTCATCCGCGATGCCGGCAGCGGTCCCGATGTCCGCGAATGTCGCCTCCAGCTCCAGGACGTCACCCTGCGAGCCGCCAAGCTCTTCCATGTGGCCGGCGGCTTCGATGATCGGGGCGGAGAGATCGCCTAGCTGTTCCTGGAGTCGGGTAGTCGCATCGCCTACCCGGTCCGCTTCCGATAGTGCCGTCTGCGCGAAATCTAGGACGGCATCGACCGCGAAAGCGCCGGCGATGATGCCCCCGGCGGTCTTCGCCGCAGACCCGATCCGACCAGACGCTTTCTCGCTCTGCGATGCGGCTTTCTGGAAGGACTTAGCGTCCCCGATGATGTTGACGCGAACGGTACTGTCAGCGCGCGCCACGACGGAGCCTCCGTGCCGGTCGGGTCATGGTCTGTCGCCGGTGCTGCGCCGCTTGCTCCCGCTCGCGGATCAGGTACCCGATCTCTCCGAAGGTAAGGCTGTAGACGTCTCCGAGACTCCATCCCCAGGCCGTCGCGATATCGAGCGCGAGACGTCGAGTACCCGTAGGCTCGCCAGCTCGCTCCAGCTCGGCCTGACGTCGAAGCTCCGCAATCCGTACACCAGCATCGCCAGGACCCGTTGCGCCGTCCTGGAGCTGACGATCTCCGAGATCGTCATGCCGGACTCCCGCTCCGCGATGATCGACTCGCCCAGGGTAATCGTCCCGATGTCGAGCGTTATCGGTTCGTCCATCGCTCTGATGTCGTCCAGCGTCAGCGTGCGCGTCACGTGTCCCCTCCATTAGTCGGGCGCTTCTGTATCGAACTGATGCACGAGCTTCTCCACCCCGCGAGCATAGCGGTCCGCTACTTCGTCCCTGCGACTGTCCAGCGCGTCATACAGGAACGGTTGCGGCTCGATGTTCCGATCGCGCCAGCCAAAGTGAATAGGTCCCGCGTAGGGGATTAGCCGCTTGCCGGCCAGTACCGCCGCGCTGGTCTTCCCCGCCGTGGTCCGGATGGAGTCCCGCAGCCTGCCCGTCAGGACGGGGACTAGAGACTCCGCCTCCCGCTCCACGATGCTCGCCGCATCTTTATGGAGCTCCCGGAGATCGCCGGCGCGATCCTCCATCCTGTCAAACGCGCGCCGAAGCTCTTTGGCCCCCTCGACCTCTACCCCGGCGCGACCTCCGCGCGCCATCCGCTACGGGGTCGTGTCAAACGTCGGATCGCCGTCCAGGGGCATGACGACCTCCGCCGTCGCGAACACGTTACCCTCGCCGCCGTACTGGATCGGCACGAGCGTTACGGTGCCCTGGACCTCCGGATTAGCCGTGGAGATCGCGGCTTCATCCTTGCGGAGCCGGAATGCCACCTGCGTACCCCGGTTCTCCCACAGGTACCAGGCCAGTCCGGGGCGGGTGCTATCCCAGTCAATGACGGCGGTAAGCCGGAGCTCCCACGTCTCCGCCTCCGCGTCAGAGTGTGACACCCCGTCCAGGGTGCGGACCGTCTGGACGTCACCAGGGACAGGGACGACCGCGGCATCCACGACGTCCAAGCTGAAATCCTCATTGTCCCCGGAAGGGTCCAGGATGAAAGTGATGGTCTTCAGGATTTGCGGATTACTCGGCATCGTTATCCCTCCGTCATAGGTCGATCGCGCGTGACGCCGAGACGTCCCGCACTAGATAGGTGGCACCCTTCCAGTCCCGCCCACCGTCGCGGGACATCGTTCCCACGATCCAGCCGGGGAGCTCGCGGAGTGTCGTCAGGACCGTTTGACAGAGCGTGTCGAGCTGTCCCGCTGCAGCAGCGGCATCCCACAGACCGCCAACGATCGACAGCCGGTAATCCGCCTGCACCGCACCGCGCATGAGCTGCGCCGGATCGCCACCGTCAAACTGCACCAGCACGTACGGCGGAGCCATCCCGCCGGGGGTCGATGTCGCCCGAGCGCCGGCGTCGGATAACGCGTCGATGATCTCCGCTCGCGCTTCCACCAGGGTAGTCACCCGATGCCGGGGTTGATCGGGTACAGGACGGTACGGCTCGCGCGCAGCGGGTCAGCACCGAGCCGCGCGACCTCCCCATCCGGGGTAATGCTCAGGACTCCGTGCGGAGCGCTCCGCATTTCGAACAGTGCCAGTGCATCCAGCATCGCCGCAGCGGTCAGAGCGGCAGTCTGTGACGTCGACGGGGTGAACGCACCATCATCCAGAGCGTGCGCGATCGCCCCCTCTATCGCGTCTTCTACCGTGTCAGCCCAGGCCGACTCAGCGGCAGACGGTGCCGATACCCCGGCTTGCACCAGGATATCGGCAGCGTCCACGTACACACCCATCGCGCCGGCCCGATCGAACGCTACGGGGTGACGTCGTAGGCTTCGATGATCGCCGCGGGAATGAACCGGGCGAATGCACCGGTACTCCAGTAGGCGACGTCCCGGCCCAAGTGCGCGACGTCCTCCGCAGCGGCTTGGAACGGACCATCTTCGAACCAGGCTCCCGCCTGCCGGTTGCTGATGATGACCTTGCCCGCCGTCACGTTCGCGTCCAGGATCAGCCGGATACCGCCCACCCCGAGATCAAGACCCGCGATGGTGAAGTTTGGACTGACGACAGTCTGCGTTGACGCGGCAGCGGCAGCTTTCGCGTACTGCGCGAATGCCGTGGAGCTCAGGAGTGCGAACTCCGCCGGCTGGCCGGTTGCGTTCTGGATCGTCACGGACGCATCGACAAGGTTCCCGATGAACTCCGCGAGATCGTGCGACGCAAGCGCTTCCGCAAAGTCGAGCGTGGCCGATCCGGACTCCAGCTCCGTCACCGCTGCGGCATCCGTCACCGCTGCCCAGGCCGCGAGCATGATTTGCGCGAACGCGTCCAGCGCGGACGGCTGGCCGTATCGAAGGACCTGGTACGAGATATCCGCCGCGCCGGCATACGTCACGAGCGCTTCGCTCGCGAGTTTGATGTCCATGGTGCCGGACGTCACCTCCGCTTTCTCCGCGGACTGCGCGCCCACGAAATCAGTCAGGGTGCCGTCAAAGTACGGCCAGTACAGGGTAAGTCCGGCGATGTCGCCCACCGGACGCGGACCGCCAAACGCGGTGATGGCGGGACGACCGTTGTTGACGATGCCGGCGATCCGCTCCGTCACCAGGTTGCCGCGTGCCAGTCCGGCATTCGCGCCGGCAGTAAAGACCACGTTATCCAGTGCGCGGGAAGCGATCAGCCTGCCCGCGTAGTTTCGCAACTCGTCACCTTTCGGTGTCTGCGCCGCGGCAGCGTACAGCTCCCCCAGGGTGGCATAGCCTGCCAACGGGTCCTGGATCGACGTGACGAGCGCACCCCGCTCCGCCATGCCGCGGACGACCTCGCCGGCGGCCTCGCTCGCGAGCTGCCACACACTGTCCCGCGTCAGCGGCACCGGTGCGATGGTGGCCGGCTCTGCCGGCGGAGCCGTCTGCGGCTCGATGATCTCCGGTTCCACATTACCCTCCATGCTCCGCAGCGCCACGCTGGAGCTCTGATACGCGGGGTAATACGCTCCCGCGAGCGCCGCGATCCGTCCTACCGCGGTATGCATGATCCTGTCGCGAGTCCGCTTGCTCTTCAGACTGGACAGGACAAACTCCAGGGACACCCCGTCATTGCCGGCGGGGACCGTCTCCGCGTACTCACGCGCAGCGACGGTATCCAATAGCCGCCCCTGGTAGCGGAGTCCGATGTCGTCCTCCGCGAATGACACGGACCCGACGACTCTCCCGCCGTCCTTGCCGTGCCGATCCAGGAACGGATACGGACGCTCCGATCGCTCTGCCAGAGCCGGCGCAAACGCGCCGCGTTCGAAACCTTCCGCTAGGCCGGGGTATTCCGGCGTCCCGCCGGTCGGGGTGAGATCGCCCCAGCGGTACGCGTACCCTTCGATCGTCCTACCGTCCTGGTCCGTCTTCCCGTCACGGACCGCGACGGTCCCGCCGGTGACGTACCCGAGCTGGTCAGCCATCTTTCTTTGCGGTCCGCTGCGGCTTGTCAGCGTCCCGCCGGACCCGCTCCGCGGCCGGCAGGATCAGCTCCCCGAACGTCTCGTCATAGGCGGCTTTGTTTGCTGCGATGCGTTCCTCGATGGCGACCTTCATCGCCTTACCCTTCGCGCCGGCGTCCATGCTCTTAGCCATTGGAAATAGCCTCCATCGCTGGCGCTCGCGCGCCGTCTTCATTCAGCACCGGGTCCATCGGCATATGCAGGTCTGCGCGGACCTCTTCCACAGTCATCCACGCGCGAGCGGTGCCGCCCATACCGCCTAGTGCGATCTGGTACGCCTGCGCTTCCTCCAGGATCGTCCCGCGCGTCAGGTGACGGAGATCGAAGATGACCCGCCGCCCGAAGATCGCATCCCCTGGGAGCTCTTCCGACAGTGCATCCGACAGGGGACCCGCGTAGTCCGGCTGGAGCGTGAACCGCACCAGGTCCAGACCCGCCGCAGCGGCGTTCTGATAAATCAGGTTCCCCGCTTCCGTCTTCACGTTGACGAGATACGCGTGCACCCCAAAGTACCGCGCGATCGACGTGCCGAGCCGGGAAAGTGCCTCACTCGCGCCCTCCGCCGCAAGGTCCGCGCCCACGGTCCCAGGCTTCGCACCCTTCCCCAGCACCAACGGGTCCCCAGGGTCCGCGGAGCGGACGGACTTTATCCGAGCCTTGATGGAGTCCGCATCGTCATTCGTCAGCGCTTGATCCGTCGACACGTACCACGGCGGTACTCCACCCTTGCTCCAGAAATCAGAGCGGTACGAGTCTGCGGACCATGACGACGCGATCGACTCGCGAGCGAGCCGGATGGTATACGCCAGCTCGCGCGTCAGGGTCGGGAAATGCATCCGCGGCACCCATACCAGCCGGTCAGGGTCGATACGCTCCGCGTCCAGCCGGACCGTCGTCGCATTCTCCCATTGGACGCGCGTCGGAGCGACGGGGACCAGGGACATCGGGACGCCCTCACTGTCCCGCAGTGTCGAGCGGACCAGGTACACCCCGTTGTACAGCGCCATCGTCGCGACGCATAACTTGATCCAGGATCGCCGCGTCATCGACTGCATAGGCTTCCGGGTCAGACGCGAGTCAGGTAGCCGCTCCGTGTCGCGAAACTCTCCGACGTCCGCATCGGCCACCGCCGCCTGTAACAGCCTGACGCACGCGAACACGACGTCAACGGCCATGGACACTTGCTCTGTGACGTTGACGGAGTAGGTCGACTCGTGTCCTAGCAGACCGCCAGTATCGAAGCCATGCCGGGACGCGATCTCCGGCTCCGAGCTCGCAAGCGTTACCGCGGCGTCAGCGAGTCCCGCGAGTCTCTTGTCGCGCTTGCGCTTACCCA